ATGAGCGTAATGACCACTAACGAAACCCCTGCATCCACAGTAGCAGAACCGGAAGTTTTTCGAAGAACCCGTAACCGTTTCAACCAGTGGTTACAGGCGGAATTTGACCGACATTATCACACGATGAGGGATGGCGGTTATCGCAGCTTTCTGAAGAAGAACCATCCGACGGAGCTGCTGCGCTATGACGAGGCATGCGAGGCCTTAAGGCGGGAAGAATTTGCCCGCTTTGCCGAGCTGCAGACGCTGGGGCTGTACCTGCATCTGCAGGTACAGCAAAAAGAGGCGCAGTTCCGGCGGCGGCGTAACCGTCTGCTGTTGGGGATGACCTTAACGGGCGTGGTGACATCAGTGTTGTTATACGGTCACTTTCATCCTGAGCAGTTTTTGCTGATCGGACAGGAGCTGGCGACGTTGCCTGGCCGTATCCTCGGATTTGTTGGTCGGCTGGTACCGTAATCACGTACGCATCCTGCGTTACTGAACCTTATCCCGTAGGGAGAGTGACTCCCTGTGGGGGCGCTCTCCCTTTTTTTCAGGAGAGCATATGAACACATCGTTACATCCGGATGATATCAGCCGGTTTATCTCCGGCCGACTTATCAGTAGCCTGGCTGCAGGCCAGGTACCGTGGCGGGGCACAATTCCCGGGTTACCGGAACACGCGCTTACGGGCGTGCCGTTTACCGGTATTAACGTACTGTTATTGTGGCAGGCCATGCAGCAGCGTTCGCTTCGTTCAGGAAGGTGGCTGACCGGAGATGACCTCCGCCAACTGGGCGGTCAGGTCAGATCCGGTGAAAAGCCAGTCACCCTGGTCCGCTACCGGCCTTCGTTATCGCTTTTCAAGGTAATTAACCCTGAACAGTGTGATGGTCTGCCGGATACGCTGCAACCGGGGTGGCCACTGCCTCCACGACCTCAGCCGTCACTGAATGTGATCCGCGACCTGCTTCAGAACAGTGGGGTTCCCGTGATCCACAGGGACAACGTTTTGCCGGTATACCGGGCATTGCATGACCGGATTGAGCTTCCACCCGTGGCATCGTATGTCGGAGAGGAGACATACTGGCAGGACATACTGAATCTGCTGGTTCAGGCTACCGGACATCCGCAGCGCTTACATCGCTTCGGATTAACAGTGGATACACGTACCGATGAGGTTCATGAGGCCCTGGTTGCAGAACTGGGCGCCGCATTTCTCTCGGCTGCTCTGGGATTACCGGGAGCGATGCTATCCAGGCTGGATGTGGCACCCTGGGTGACATATTTACAGGGGGACCCGTGGCGTCTCTTTCGGGCTGCGGAAGCAGCGCGAAAGGCGATGATGTGGCTGAAAGAGCGAAGACCCTCGATGACGACAGTGGAGATGTGGCAGAAGATGGCCTCATTGATTCTTGAAACGCATTACGGTTTTTCTCTCGATGACACCACGCTGGGATGTCGCAGTGTGGTTGAGCGGCATATTGAATGTGGGATCACTCCACTGATGGCGATTAATGCACTGGCCCGCATTTACCAGTGGGAACGCTACGACCAGCCTCAGCGGTCGCTGTTTATCAACGAAGCAGGACCAGACAGTGAAATACTGACTTTGTCTGAAATTCGTCCCGAACTGCTGACCTGTTACCGCGTGCCTGTGCCATCCGGTATACCGGACAGGAAAGCGGAAGCGGTGCAGGTCGAAAGTTTACCTTTGCTCCTGGCACCGGCGGTGTCGGAAGGTAAGAGTGCGGCGAATGATGACGGGCCTGATGACCCGGATGGTAATGACAATGTTGTGGCGCTGCCCTGGGCTGCCCGCAGGGGAAAGGAGAACCCGCATATACATCGTTTTGTCAGTATCTTTAACGGTATTGCACCTCATGAAAGCCGCTGGCAGGTATTCAGTGATTTCGTCCATATGGCGGCCTGTTCACTGTACAACGCTGTACATCGGGATCCTGATTTTGAAGCGGACTACATGAGGCGGGTATCCCACTATTCAGCTGAAGATGCAAACAACATGGCCCGTTTACTGTCAGAAGTTGTTATGGGGCTGGAATTCAGTCCAACAGATTTCCTGGGGCGAATTTATATGATATCCGGACTGGGAAATTTTCATAACGCACAGTATTTCACGCCTTACAGCGTTTCGTACGCGATGGCGCGAATGACACTCAGTGACCGTATACCTGAACTTTCCAGCGGGGAACGAGACTTTATTACTGTCAGCGATCCTGCCAGTGGTGCCGGAAGTATGGTCGTTGCGCTGGCAGAAGCCATGCTGGAGGCGGGATTTAATCCGCAGAAACAGATGGTAGCGTACTGTGTCGATATTGACCCGGTGGCCTCGATGATGTGTTACATCCAGCTATCCCTGATGGGTATTCCGGCCATTGTGGCTACCGGCAACAGCCTGACCGTGGAGATTAAACGGGAGATGGCAACACCAATGTTTGTACTGGGTCGTTGGCATCACCGGTGGCAGGCAGATCGGACGCGTAAAGCGGCCTAGTTGCGTATTTATCTTCATCCCGACAGGGTTCTCCCTGTGGGGAGAATTCCTGTTCTGAACAGGAGTCACTTATGCTGGCCAGTTTCTATATTCAACGGCAGCTCAGTAAAGCACTGGGCCTCAGTGTGAACGCTGAGGAGGTTTTTTACCAGGTGGACGATCGGGAGTCGGATTACGTCAATACCGATATGGTACTGAACCGTGACCGGTTATTGTCCGTGATGCAGTTTATGCTGGATGACGTGGCGCTTAATCCGGAGCTCCGGGAAAGATGCCGTCAGGCAGAGCGTATTCTGACACTATGGATTCGTGGTCTCGACGCGCTGGCAACAGTGTCTGAGGATATGTCGATACTGCCCCGGACGATTACGGAGTGCAGTGGACGAGTTGATCGTCTGCTGCCGGGGGACCCACAGGCACTGCTGGCGCTGCCGGATGATGCATTCTTACGCCTGACCGCCCAGTGTCACCTGATGTCCGGAGAGCAGTTCCCCCGGGAACAGCTTGCAGCGACGATGCCTTACTGGACGCGTTTTATGGCGTGGATAGCCCGTGAACTTTATCAGGTGGAAGATCGTTGTCTGGTGCAACTCGGGCGTCTTTATCGCCGGCTGCACGTGGAGCCCAGGAAAATACGGTGCTTTAACCTGGCTTTCGGACGTATTGAGCTGCATATGTCCGGACGGGATATTGATGAATGTCAGTATCTCTACGCGTATGACGACGCATCGCTGGAAGATTATCTGGAGGAAATTATGGCCGGTAATCTGACGCCGGTTCGCTTTGAAGTGCGGGTAATATACCGCAACGATTCGGAGCTGAACGTCTTCAGGCGAGACGCCGACGTGATTGATGTGGAACATCCCCATGTCAGCGACTGGCAGAATGTTGTCAGCGAGGCCCTGGACTGGCTACGCCAGGAACGGACGTCGCTGGTTGAGATACCTTTAACCCGGCCGGCACTGAAACTGGCCGCCTGATTAACCACTATACCCTCAGGGGATTTTCCCCTGAGGGGGAAAATCCCTTTAATAAACCAGAGAGGATTTTCCCGTGAGCATTATTGACGAATATATCAGCCAGCATTTCTCAGAGCGGCTGTGTCTGGACGTAACCGAAGAGGATATTACCTGGCAGCTTCGCGGCAGCCGTTCCGACTACGTGAATACCCGGATACAGTTTGACCGGGAAAAACTGATGGCGGTGATGGATGTCATGCTGTCCGGTCTGGACAGTGATGAAACCACGCTGGCGCGCTGCCGGCAGGTACTGACGCTGTGGATAGCCGGACTGGATATGCTGTCGAAGGAGGCAGAACAACCTGACTGGCTTCCCCGGGTTCACCCTCACAGCAGTGGTCAGTGCGACCTGCTGCTGAAGGGAAACCCTGCGGCGCTGACGGAGGCGGACGAAGAAACGTACCTGCGGGTGACCGGCCAGCAGGATTTACCGGCACACCGGCGTATTCCACAGGTGATATTCAGCAAAACGGTACGATACTGGCACCGTTTTGAGAGCTGGCTGGCGCAGCAGTTGCAGGACATTACTCAGCATTGCTATCAGAAACTGAAATGCTTTGTGGCGAACTGCACGACAGAGCCCAGGCAGCTGCGCGAATTCCGCGGGGAGTACGGTTCACTGCGTTTATTTGTGGGGCCGCAGGATATCGATGAGATAGACATTCTGGAGTTCAATCCGGAATACATCGTGTCCTGGGTCGACAAAGTCGCGGACGGGCTTTTTACTCCAGTCTGCTTTGTGGTGAATGTTTACTATAAAAACGGCATTTTGCTGGAGTCGTTCACCTGGGACAGTGAGGTGGATAACATCAACAGGATGACCAGCAGCGATTATGGTGAGGCGATGAGCCAGGCCATCAGCTGGGTACGTGAGCAGTTTGAGCAGCCGGTGATTGATCAACCGGTACCACAGCAGCCACGACTGGCTGCATAAATCAACGGTAAACCCACCGGGGAGAAACTCTCCCGGTGGGGATGTTTCTCCCCTTTTTTTACAGGAGAAACATCATGCTGAAATTCAGTGCAAAAGACTTAAAACCGGTACTGCTTGAGGCACGTAAAAACCACTGTGGCGTGGTACTGGTCAAGGATCATGGCGTTTATATTATGTCTGAAACCGGTGAGCTCACTCCGCGTGGCCGAAAAGTGGCTTATGCGAAGGGATGCCATCCAGAAAAGGATGAGGCCTGGTGGGATACCGCCCGGGCAGAAGTAGGGGGTGATGATTTTGGTGAGACGATAAATCTGACGAAAAGCATGATTAACCGCATTCTGAACGAGAGGAAACCGCTGTATATCACGGCCAGCAACGAAGAATTTAAGATCGAGTGTTAAAACTGAGCGGGTCTCCGGACCCGCGTAAAATCTTACCCTGACGGGGGTATTCCCGTCAGGGAGCGTGCACGAAAGTGTGATGAATTATCAACGACAGCATTAATCCTTCTGGATGATCAATTGTGCGTATGTTTTTGATGGATCGGTGACATCTGCCTGATCTGTCTGTTGCACAATTTTCCATCCCTCCCGGGCAAGTGACGGGATAGTTCCGGAAATGCTTTCGCCGCATTTAAATACCGTGTTATCCGTCAACTCGGCATTCGCTGCAGAGTTCGCTACCGTCTGTGATTTACAAACGTGAGCTTCTCCTGCCAGTGCCGGTCCAGCTACTAACAGACTGGTTAGTAATAGTACGTTTATTCTCATTTAAACCTCTTTTGTTAACATGCACATTAAAAGAATGGTTATTGGCACTACGATAGCAGTTCTTCAGATGGCAATGTATTGATTTTCAACCATGAAATTCAGCCTTTTTCACTGAGTCTCAATGAGCTGATTCAGCGCAATCGTGCAACAGGTAATTCAGCCCAGCGAGTGGTATAAGCTGGAGAGAGTAGCTCTCTTTTCATCTGCCACTCAGGGGCTATCCCTCTTCCGGCAAACCACACTTTTCCCATACCTGAATGGTTGATACTGTCGAGAACTTTCATCAACTGCTCACTTCGTTCGTGCGGCTGCACTTCATCAAAAAGATTTAACTGAGAAATCCCGGTTGGTGTGAAATCATTGAGCATGCAACCCGCTTTTGCATATCTATGCCCTTTCACCCAGATCCGATCCAGTGCTTTCACCGCTGCGGCTATGATGTCCCTGGTATCCTGCGTGGGAGTCGTCAGTTTCTCACTGGCCACATTCCCGTAATACGGTTCGTTCACAGCGAACGGTGACGTCTTCACAAATACAGCAACATGTCTGCAGAATTGCCGCTCGCCGCGCAGCTTTTCAGCTGCACGCTCAGCATACTGACAGACTGCCTGGCGCATGGCTTCATATGTTGTGACGCGCTCCCCAAAGGATCGGCTGCAGACAATCTGCTGCTTGGGTGGCGGAGCCTCCTCCAGTGAAATACAGCTTTCCCCGTTCAGTTCACGGACAGTTCTCTCGAGAACAACACTGAAATTTTTCCTGATAAATGTTGGGTTCGCGCGCGCCAGCTGCAGTGCAGTTGTTATCCCCATTGTGTGCAGTTTCTTCGAGATCCGGCGACCAACCCCCCAGATTTCGTCTACTGGCTGCAGTGACAATAGTTTCTCCGTTCGCTTTGGATTGCCTGAAGTCAGAGCAAGCACGCCCTCAAACTGCCGCCATTCCTTAGACGCCCATTGTGCGCTTTTTGCCAGTGTCTTGGTCGGTCCCATCCCAACTCCGATGGTCAGTCCGGTTCCTGAATGTACATGCTCGCGCAACTGCCGGCCGAAGTCTTCAAAATCGATACAACTGTCAATATTGCGCACATCAAGAAACATTTCGTCGATAGAATACTGCTCAACGCGAGGTGCCAGTTCTTCGAGATGCGCCATAACACGGTTCGACATCGACGCGTAGAGTTCGTAGTTACTCGAGAACGCAACGACAGGTACAGGAAATTCGGTTGTTTTCAGTTGAAACCACGGAACCCCCATTTTAATGCCCAGTTGCTTCGCTTCTTTTGAACGCGCGATAACACATCCATCGTTGTTACTGAGCACCACAACAGGTGTATTACGTAAATCGGGACGAAATACTTTTTCACAGCTCGCGTAGAAGCTGTTGACGTCAGCCAGGGCGAACATCAGTCTTTACTCCGGGTTTTGTGTACGAATGCGATCACTACACCGAATATCTGCAGCTCTTCAGGATAGAGGACAGGGTATGCAGGAATTTCGGACGCGGGTTCAACTCCCGCCAGCTCCACCAAATAAAACAATGGGTTACGTGAAAACGTAGCCCCTTTTTCTTTGGTAGTGGCGACAAAATGGCGGCAAGCATTTATCGATTAAAGGACTACAGATATGAATAAACCTCTAATAGCCTTATTGCTCATCACCAGCTTCAGCGCATCTGCTGACAAAATCCCATCTTCTATCCAAAACCTGATTGCTGTTTACGATACCAGGACGCACAGCCTAGAAGATGGTGGGCTGACTATCAGATATAACAAACGACTTTTGCTGGTAGATGCAGCTGAATCGATGTTCCAAGGCATCTGTAATGATTATTATATGAACAAGTGGAAACCTGGCACGATCAAGAGAATTACACTTCTTAATGTCACTAGCGATCAGGGCTTTGAAATCAATGCTGGAGGGGATGAGTGTAGAAAAGCTGGCACAATGAAAGACGAGCAGGCGCGCACCTATAGAACCAGCTTTATTAAACCTCTTCAATAATGAAGTTTAATGAAACCCATGATTTTCTTTGGTTTCTTGCGGCATTCCTCCCTTGTCTTTTTGAGTAAGAATGCCATCAACTTACCTTAAAAATTCATGTGCCCTTGCCCACTCACTGTTGGATGTGGAGGAGCGTTATTTACCAATGCTGGCGTAACTATAAAGCGCACTACCGTTTCATGGGTGACAAAGGTGCTACCACAGTTAATGTTCTGGCACTGGCAGTAACGCTCTTTTGTGCTGTCCGTAACCTGAAAGCTGCTCCTAGTGTGCGCTGAGTGTCCACACTTTGGACAATTCATCATTTTGAGTTTCTCCGCCGCCATTAAGTTCTCAATAATGATACACAAGAAATTATTATTGAGAACTTATTTATTCTATTTCTAAATCATCAATCTTTACTTCTAGCTCCAGACTGGTAGTAAAACCATTATCCGGGCTGACCGTATGCGTCAACGTTGTAATGGTCCATTCGGCATCGTCGATAGGCTGCTTAAAACCGCTCACCTTTACTGGCATTTCGGTGTAGAGATCTGCCCGCCCCTCTGCGAGCTGCAGGGAGAAAGACGCAACACCACGTTGCAGGCGCTCCCATTGCATTTTTGCCGCACGCTCAGCGTTGCCGCGGTTGGCGTAGGTACGATTAAGAACCAGCACGTTTTCATCCGTTCCCACCAGATAATCACCCTGTTTTGCTTCCGGCTCTTTGGGTGTGGCGACTTTCTTGTGACGGCGCTTTACCTGCGTTGTTTCTTTCTTCTTTGGTTCACGTGTATGCAGCCAACTGGCAATAACGCCCGTATACGCGCCACGATCAGCCAAGGTAAAACGATGACCGTCACCGGCTTTGCGCGTGATAGTGATAACCGGCAGCGGCTTGCCGCTCGCCGTTCTTCCCTGTCCCTGCCGGATAAACAGCAGGTTCCCGTCCTTAACGGAAGCAATCGCCCCATACTGTCTCGCCAGTTTCATCAGAAAACTTGCATCGCTTTCATTGGTCTGGTCCATATGATCCAGCACCTTATCCGTCAGGTCTTTACCCAGCGCCACTTTGAGGTTATGCCGGGCGGCGATTTCCTTTACCACCTCCCCCACCGTTGTCTGATGCCATGATTTTTCGCGCCGGGTATTGAGGGTTTCACGGAAATCAGCGCTACGGGCACGGATAGTCAGACGATCAGGAGCACCGCTGTGCTCAATCTCATCTACCGTAAATGCCCCTTTTGGGAAAAGCGGCTGGCCCTTCCACCCCAGCGCCAGTTGAATAACGGCACCACGTCGCGGCAGAACGATCTGCCCGTCGGCGTCGTCCAGCTCCAGATCAAGCTGGTCAGCCTCAAAACCCCGGTTATCGGTCAGCGTCAGACTCATCAGGCGCGCATCCAGCGCGGTGGTCACGTCCTTACCTTCAATAGTGATACTGAAAGCCGGGCTTCTGCTGTTCAGGCCAAAAAGATCAGAGCTAAAATTCACTGCAGCAACCCTCCAACCGTATTTTTAATATTACCTATCGCAGACGTTGCAGAGTCCTGCAGGTTACTGAGCTGATCGCTGAGACTGCCGAACATATCAGACAGCGACTCATCAACCCTTTTCAGGGTCAGCGTAAACTCAATACGGCGAGACATTCCGCTTTCAAAAAACTCTGTTTTTGTCTGACTCAGGCTCTCGATCACAAACATGCCGTAAATGGTCCCACTTCCCTCAATCAGGGGCCATGCTTTGCCAAGCTCTGCCATTTGCTCAAGTGCCAGCAATGACAGCCTGCCGCCGGTGACTTCCGGCAGCAGTACGCCAGATAACGTCAGCGGGTCATTATCCGGGCCAAGAAACTGCGTTGATGGTCGCCGGTTCACCCGACTGTTGGCGGCGTGTCGCCAGCTTCGCTGATACTGCAGCTCCTGATATGGCACTGTACGCAGCATGAAGACATATAACCCCAGTACCATCATCATTATTCATATCCCCCTTGATCACTGAAATTACTGCGTGCTTTAGCCCTGGTCTTGCGCTCGCGTTCGTCAAGCTGTCGGGCAACTTCACGGGCAATATCCTGCGCACTCTGCCCTGGCTGAGCATAGATAGTGATCGGCGCGTGAGTTTCAAAGTGCATCACTGGCGGCGCGCTGGCAGATTTCGCAGGCTGGCTTTGTTTATATGCCGCAGTAGGCAGACTGTAAGGATGTAGTGGAGCAGCCTCTGCAGGCGCTGCCGCTACGCCCATGACACCTGCAACGATGGAAGCCAACGCGGCAGTGCGCCGCCTACTGGTCACTTTTGCGGGGCCGTTCACAATTTCAGGGCCGTTCTCCCCAACAATACCGAACTGACCGCGCGGAATAATCCCACCGCTGTCATACATCCCGGCAAACGGAACAGCAGCAGCCGCTGCGCCACCAACCACCTGCACCTGTGCTTTGTCTTGTGTTTTATTATTTTCAGTCATCCAGTCAGGCAGATAATCGGTGACTGAGGAAAGCTTGCTTTTGAGTGTCTCCCATTTGGCATTAATTCCATCGAGAATGCTGTCAATAATGGCGCTGCCCGTGTCCTGAAACTTCGCAGGAAGCGCGGAAACATCAGCCAGGATCGCATTCCATTTATCACTGATAGATTGTCTGATATTGGCCCACGCCTCAGAAACGCCAGATTTTATTGCATCCCAATTTTTAGCTATTAATCCCGGCAAGGTATAATTAAAGAACAGTGACTTAATCCCCTCCCACGCGGCGCTGGCCTTTTCTTTAATCCAATCCCATGCCGTACCTGTGGCATTACATACGGCATCCCACATGGCCTTGAACTTTGGCCCAAGCGTGTCCCAGTTCTGCCAGATATAAATAGCACCAGCGGCGATCAGCCCTATGACAGCCAGTATAGGGTTTGCAAACATCAATCGGCCCAGCCATAAAACTGATTTCCCGAGCCCTCCCAGCGCAGCACGAACCAAGCCACCCACCGACGCAAACTTCAGGCCCAACATGCCCGCGCTCACTCTGATGATTGCCATCGGACCAAGGATTGATGCCAGCGCCAAAGAGATAGCCCCTACAGCCGTTGCAGCAACGGCAAATCCTGCAGCCATCTTGAATAAGGCAGACGTAAGCGAGGGATGGCGTTTAACAAAACCGTCCAAACGAGAGGCTAACTCCCCCAGCCAATCGGCGAGGTTCTTTAATGCAGGTGCTACGGTTTCACCAATACTCGCCATCGCATTAGTGAATGTCCCGGTAGCAGCCTCCCATTTATTCCCCAGGGTGTTCAGCGATGCATCAACACGCTCCCTAAGCGATGCCTGATTTTCAAGCTTTGCTGCAGTTTCTCTATATCCTTCAATCCCTTTAGATAGCATAATGTTCAGCGCTTGTAGCGTTTCCGCATCATTGCCAAACAAATCTTTCATGGTTGCCATTTGGGTTTCTGGATTTAATTTTTTAAGTTTCTCCAGCTGGGCATACATATTTTCCAGACCACCAAACCCACCCTTCCCGTCAGAGAAGTTGAATTTAATACCCGCGCCCTTTTCTTTCAGGTCATCGTTAACCGCCTTAATATTGTCAGCATCCAGAGCGGCCTGAAAAATCTTTCGGTATGCATTACCGGCAGACTCACCAGCCATACTCCCCTGATCAGCCATAACCAACAAAGGCGCGAAAGTTTTGACCGCTTCCAACCCCTTCTTATTGATGATATTCATCGCGCTGCTGATTTTTGAGAAACCCTGCAGCATATTTCCTGAATCTACCCCCGCGTAGAATCCTTTCTGGATCACGTCCATCAGATTCATCATGTCTTTTTCGGAGGTCTGAGTAGCATCTTGTAACTTAGCCGCAAACTCAGCTGCTGCAGTGGGAGCCATCTGTAACTGCACGCCAAGATAAGCTGCTGACTCTCCCAAGCCTCCCAGGATGACCTGCGCCGACATACCCTGACGGCGTAGCATAGTCATCATGTTCTGAAAGTCGGCTGTTGTTCCCGGCAGCTTATCACCCAAAGCAACTGCAAGCCGGTTAATTTTTTCAAATTCAGGCGCTACCTTTCCGCCCGGCCCCATCATGGAACCGGCGAGTTGATTCGCTGCATTTTCTGATTCTGAATAGGCTTTTACTGGAGCCAGCAACGTCATGCCAGTAGTTACCCCAGCCGCCATCGCCCCTGCACCATTACCTGCCAGAGAGTTCCTTAACTCGCGGGTCTTTTCAGCCTTGGCTTTGATGGCGTTGAGCTTTCGCTGACGCTCGCCAACTTCACGCAGCCTGCGCTCCTGCTCAGCCAACTGTCGGTTATACCGCTCAGTTTCTCGTGCAATCCGTGCCGTCTCACGCGCTCCGCCCCCAGCAGATAACCCCAGCCGATAAAGCTCAGCTCTGGCTGCCGCCATCTGGCGAGTTTCCTGTTGCTGTTTTTGTTCAAGACGTGAAACAGCACGCCACTGAGCTTCAAGCGCCTGCGTTTGTTTTTTTGTCGGGGATTCCAAAGAAGACATTTCGCGCGTCATCATTTGAGCGCGTAGCCTCGCCTGATCCAGTTCGGCACCAGTACGGCTAACACTTTGAGTTAGCTGATCGAAAGATTTAAGCTGACCTCCAGCATCACTCAGCTTTTTAATCTGATCGCGGGTTTGTCTAATAGCTGATGCCAGCTCCTTAGAGCCAGCCTGTGCATTTTTAAATGGGCGGGTTAACTTATCCACCGCCCCCAGAACTACCTGCAGTCGCAGGTTATTATCACTCATCGCTGGCCCCGCTTCTCTGAATTGCCTTATGCCGCCACTCCAGCACATCAGTCAGCGGCATAACGTCAGTGATGGACGGCGACCAGTGAAAGATGGTGGCAATGTCTGCCACCAGATCATCAACCGTCAGGTTGTCGGCAAATCGGCAAGCACCGACTTCGGCAACAAAAAAGTCACCACCTCTACAGCCATTGCTGTCAGATCGGCGGGGTCCAGCTCTGCCATTTCCTGCGCGGTCAGCGTCGGGGAAGAGATTCGCGGGATCACAGTCATCATCGCGCCCACGTCCATATCCATAATGGCCTGCAGACGGGTGCCACGCAGCGCGCCGGACTGAGGCTTGCGCAGCACAATTTCGGTAATTTCAGTTTTACCGCGCATGATGGGGGTATCCAGTTTTACGGTCTTTTCAGTCAGCTTGTCGCTCATGTTCGTTTCCTGTTAATGAAATACTGGCGCGGCTGCCCGCGCCGTTAAGGTTAATCAGAGGCCGAGGGCATTACGGTGTTCTTCCATCAGGTCCACGCCGCCAACGATTTCTACCATGTTGACCAGATCGACCTCATAGAGCACCTCACCATTAATGGTCAGCTTCGCGTAGCTGTTGGTACTGCTGACTTTGGTGCTGCTGCTCTCGCCGGTTTTCCACTCGCCGGAATCCACCTCTTTATGACGCCCGCGCACAACCAGCTCAACGGCCTGCACTTCGCCGGTATCGTCACGCTGAATGGAACCGGTGAAACGCAACTGGATGCCGTCAACGGTTGCCTTGCCCATCTGCTTGAATAACAGCAGTTCGGTGCCGCCGATTGAAAATTCCGTGTCCAGTGCGCCGTCATCCAGCCCCATGTCTACGTCCACCGCGCCCGGCATACCGCCGCCGCGATACTTCTCAAACTTGCGGGTGAATTTCGGCAGGGTCAGGGACTCAACGATCCCCTGCCAGTTGTTCCCGTCGTTGAACAGGTTCAGGTGTTTTAACTTGCGTGGTAAAGCCATGATTCCCCCTTATGCAGCGACACGGCTGGCAAAATCGACCAGGTAACGATCGGTGATGCGCTGGCGCAGCATCAGGTTTTCAAGCGGAGGCACCGGCGTGTAGTCATAATCGATGGTCAGTTTCCCGGCTTTAAGGGTGTCTTTATCGTTAACAGACTCATCCAGCCAGCAGTCACCACCAATCAGGTATCCCTGGTTGACCAGACTGCGCATCTTGGCGCGTAGTCCTTCAATAATGTCGCGGGCCAGCGACGGATTAAGCACGCCATCCACCGCCCACATGTGCGCCTCCGCCATAGTGTCAGCCAGCACCTGCGCCGTGCGGGTGTAGTTCTCAAAGGCAAACAGCGGATCGTCACTGAGACAACGGGACCCCCAGAAGCGGAAGCCGTCTTTGCGGATCAATGTGGTGACGTCATTTTTGTTCAGCAGTCCCGCATCGGTTGCCGGGTCCTGCAGATCCCAGAACACATCAGCGGAAATGCCGGTGACACCGTTCACACCCACATTGGACAGGGTTTTATGCCAGCCGATCTGCTCGTCGATTTTGGCACGCAGGCCGAGCGCACGGGCGGAGGCGTAAGCCGTCGCGTCTGCTTTCAGCACGGTGTCAAAGTTGATGAAGTCAGGCCAGATCAGCATTCCCTCGCGCTGACTGAAATTCTCGCGATAGGCAATAGCTTCCTCCACCGTTTTGCAGCCATTAGCAGCAAGGTAGGCAAACCCGCGCAAGCTTTGCGCCACGCCCAGCAGTTCAGTAGCAACGGCCTGAGTGTCATGTCCCGGCACCCCAAGAATGCGCGGCTTGACACCGAGCTGCGACTGCGCCGACAGTAGCGCTTTCATGCCCGTTTTCTTACCGTCGGAAGTTACGCCGCCGATAATATTGGAGGTGGTTTCCGCTTCGGTTTCGCCCTGCGCCACACGCACAACGACAGTCACGGGTTTTGCCTGATCTGCAATCGCGTCCAGCGAGCGGGCCAGCGTGCCGGACTCCCCCGCTTTACCGCTGGCGGTGAGCACATCAGTCAGCAGGACAGGCTTATTGATGGGGAACACGGACGCATCAGCATCATCGCCGGTGCAGACCATGCCCACGATGGCAGTGCTCACCGTGGTAATAGGTCGGGTGCCCTCGTTGATTTCAACAACGCGCACCCCGTGGTGGTAATCCTGAGCCATAAGGCAGTCTCTCCGGTTGACAGGGATACCTTATGTTCTGGTTGCCAGGCGTGCGGCGCACGTATTTCACGATGTGTCAGTGCTGGTACAATATCGCCACTTTCAACGCGACTGATTTACAGGGAATTTCTTGTAAAGAGTGGAAATGCTAACATCAAAAAGCAATCCAACACGATGACGAGTTTCACCGGCGGCAAGCAACCGTCCGGCCTGCTCCCATTGTTCCGGGGTGAGCTTTGGACGCCTGCCACCAATACGACCTTTTGAACGCACCACTTCCAACCCGGCGCTGGTACGCTCAACGATCAGCTCACACTCCATTTCAATGCCAGAACGGCAAGGCTCCTCCTGAGCGAAAAGGACTTTTTTTGAAAGTTTCTGGAAAATAAAAATAGTACTATTTGTAGCATTAATTGAATCAGCCGAATTTTTCTAATTCATCAATCAGATGGACATAGCATTTGCTATAAAAAATAAAAGTATTCCTGCTATCTATATATAAATGAGTTATGTACATATAAAAGGATCATTACCGTGACAAAAATAACTTTATCTCCCCAGAATTTTAGAATCCAAAAACAGGAAACCACACTACTAAAAGAAAAATCAACCGAGAAAAATTCTTTAGCAAAAAGTATTCTCGCAGTAAAAAATCACTTCATCGAATTAAGGTCAAAATTATCGGAACGTTTTATTTCGCATAAGAACACTGAGTCTTCTGCAACACACTTTCACCGAGGAAGCGCATCTGAGGGCCGGGCAGTGTTGACAAATAAAGTCGTTAAAGATTTTATGCTTCAAACGCTCAATGATATAGATATTAGAGGTAGTGCGAGTAAAGACCCCGCATACGCCAGCCAGACCCGTGAAGCTATACTATCGGCAGTTTACAGCAAGAATAAAGATCAGTGTTGTAATTTGCTCATCAGCAAAGGGATCAACATAGCGCCTTTTCTTCAGGAAATTGGCGAAGCAGCGAAAAATGCAGGTCTGCCCGGAACAACCAAAAATGACGTTTTTACGCCAAGCGGCGCAGGGGCCAATCCTTTTATAACTCCGTTGATTTCATCAGCAAACAGTAAGTATCCACGTATGTTTATCAATCAACATCAGCAGGCATCCTTTAAAATCTATGCGGAGAAGATCATTATGACAGAAGTTGCACCACTGTTTAATGAGTGTGCTATGCCGACTCCACAGCAATTCCAACTGATACTAGAAAACATTGCTAATAAATATATACAATACACTCCCTGAACACAGAAAAACCAAAAAATATGCGGAGCCTCTTCCTGATTAATATGAACCAATAGTATCCATAATTTTCCCCAGGAACTAACTCCGGAGCTAAACCGTCATTTACCAGTGCTAAAATTATACACTCAACCATCAAAAAAAATAGCCATTGCTGCTATATAACATATAGCAGCAGTCTCTACTACATATCTATATTTTTATATCTGAGCTGGTTTCTCCGGCCAGTCTGGGTTAGCTGTATCCACCCGGTTTACCATTACGCTATAAAGTTCCCATGCTTCCAGCCGTTTAATCTCTTCATCTGTGGCAATTTTCAGTTTTACCGCCCGCGCCAGTGGCGCAATAACTGACTCTGCCTCAGCAAGAAGTTCCGCTTTTCTGGCTTCAGCCTGTGCAACCAGCTCTTCAGGCGTATATTCGCGATGCTCAACCAGTACCGGGCCTCCTTTCCTGTGCTCGATATATTTTCCGTCCACCTGGCCCTGCATCAGCTCGCGATAATACTCATCTGTCAGGGGAATTAAATCGTCAGGGTAATTATCGGATTCGGTATCCGGTTGCCAGAAAAAACCTTTTTCTTTAAAGCTGTAATAATATTCGCTCATTGATATTTATCTCCCAATCGCAAACCAGGCTACAGGAAAATTATTGACCAGATTGGCCATTCCTGATGACTTGGTGGCGGCAAAAAACTGACTGTTGCTCACCGGGTATCCGAATGCGTTATCCACCTGGGTGCCCTGAGCGTTGGTATTGGTTACAAAAACGGCAAAGCAACCAACAGGGAAAGCGCGCGGGAAATTGTAGGTTCCGTTTGAGTTACCAAGTGTTCCCCACTGCATTATAAATCCGGTGCTGTCGTCCAGAATCCAGCCCCAGTCCTGAATGCTGCCGGTATTTTTACGGGCGAAAGTCTGGTTAACATAATCAATGGTGGCGCGGGTGTTGATGTTGTTGTCACGAATTGCCAGTTCACTATTGATCCAGTCAATCGTTCCACGGGTATTTAGCTGATTAGTAATCCAGATACTCAGCCAGTTATCCCCCCACACTGAACTAAAAATGTCACCATTAGTGGTCATGCTCGCATTATCGAAATGAATATCAGTGAGCATGTGTAATCCGTTACCATTGATATAACCCACTTTGGCACCGTTACAGTAAATATCCAGTACGCCATCCGCGCTGCCGATAAATCCACTGTCACTGTCACCGATATTTATACACGGTGTGCTGCCGTCAAAAACGCCGGTTCCGATATTGCCTATACTCACGCGTTTTGTCGGGTTCAGGGTTTCTTTTAAACCGATATTTTGTACAAACCGCGGCTTGTCAGGAATGTCTGCACCGTTCTGTGATTTTTGTAGCGCATCGGCGGCACGATTTATCGTTTCTCCTAAACCGAAGTATGCGAGAAGGCCGGCGACATCTTTTCCGCTTAAATTCGTCAGCGTATTGTCCAGCGGCTGCTTTCCACCAAGAGCGTTTAACATCGTTGTGGCAAAATTCGGGTCATTCCCCAGAGCCGCTGCCAGCTCGTTCAGCGTATCCAGTGCTGCAGGCGCAGAATCCACCATTGCCGCAATAGACGATGCCACAAATTCCGTGTTCGCAATCTGTTTAGTGCTGTTACCCGCCGCTGGCGTCGGTACCTTTGGAATCCCTGTGAGTGTCGGGCTGTCCTTCTGCGCATACTGTGAATGCGGGTCCGGCGCAGCAAGATGCTTTGCCATCAGGTCGTCTACATATACCTTCAGCTCCAGCGCCTTATCATCTACATATTTACGGGTTGCCAGCACTACTGCAGGGTCAATTTTCAGGGTGATGTTATCGGTGCTGCTGGTAATCAGTACCATGCGCACGGTCTGCGTACGTCCGCTCCCTTCTGTCAGCTGCGGCTTGTAGCTCTCAGGGCAGTTACCCACAGCGATCAGCGCACCGGTTTCATCAAACAGGCCAACTTCACGAATCCACCACCCGCCCTCAGTTTCCGGGATTACCTGCTCAGCAATAATCTGGCTACTGTTCTGCGGGTCGATATAAAGCATATTCAGCGCAGCCCGGCGTTTCTCATTTACCAGTGCCGTCTGCTTTGCGTCCGGCGTTGGCAATACTCCGCCGCCATCGCCCACCGCCATATGGGTAATTTTTAGCGGCACACCGAGCGCGGCGGCGCTGGCAAGTTTTGCCGCGCCAATATCCGTCAGCAGGGTATAAAATTTTGTGCTCATGGATTCACTCTCATTGTGTCAATAACATGGACCGCCCCGCCTTCATGCGCGGTGCCACCGGAAATAATCGTTTCGTTGATATACGGATAGATCGTGATTTCTTCGCCAAGATAGCTGGCGGCTCCCACCCAATGCGGGCCGCTGGTCTGCAGATTGATGGACATGCCGATCATGTGGCGGCTACATGGTTTGGCATCGCTTATCAGTCGCTCAAGTTCCAGATAGGTATCTTCAGTGATGCCCTGGTCCTGCACGCCGATATCCAGGCGAAACGTGCCCGGTGCCTCTCCGGTCTGCCACCACTCAATAATGTGGATCAAAAAGCCGAACGGCTCCACCACCCGCCGCACGGCACTGGTGGTCCCTTTATGCTGATGAATATAAAAAGCATCCTTCACCACCTGGCGCTTGACGCTTTCTGTCCAGCCCTCGTCCCAGCGATCCACAGAGAACGCCCAGGCGAGATAAGGCAGGAAACTGACCGGACAGGTTGCCGGATTCCACAAGTCACGAAGCGGCACCTGCAGATCAGAAATCCCGCTGCAGGTTTGCGCCAATCGGCGCTCCAGTGGTGTTGAACCCGGTGGCAGCAGACTATTCATCCGTTCCTCCGTTGGTTACGCTCCACTGCGTACATGATGCCGCCTGTGTTTTGTTCAGGACCATATCCGCCAGAGGAGAAGCCAGCTCCACACGCTGCACACCCTCAACATGCAGGGCGGCAAAGATGGCGCTACGGCGAATATCCCGACCAAGACGCGTCTGACTGGCGATGTACTTCTGCAGGCTGGCTTTTGCCGCTGCCATTACCGGCTCTGCTTCCGGTCCCGGATAGAGAAAAATAGTGGCTTCCACCCGGTACGGGATGATTTCTGCGCTGCGAACCGTAAGACGGTCAGCCACCGGGCGGACGTTCTCACTGTTCAGAGCTTTTTCCACCACGTCCAGCAGGTCTTTTTCTGCTGTTCCATCGCCTTCGCGGCTCAGGACAGTCAGCACCACCTCTGCAGGTGCCGGACTGGTTGCACTGGCATCNGTGAAATTCAACTCATTTCATTTTTTCAGTTCTGCGTTCCAATGTAATAGAAAGATTAATCTCATTTATTCATCAGGTATAATGGAATATTTCGGTCGATTTGTTCTAATGTATGAAGAAGATTAAAACCATGTCGACGTGAAATCGACTGAAAAATATAATTCTAAAAAAATATTTATTCCGCCAACCGATGAATGACTACCATTATCCCCTCCTCAGAAGGCAATTGAATAAGCCGCCACTCCTGTAGCAGCATTTGCGCAAAAATAGCAACACGTTCCCAGCGCGGAAGCGTAATGGGAGCGATCCGACAGCGATATCCCGTCCTGTGTGAAAGAACCTGACAGGTAAGCGCTACCTGAGCTGGCCGCATAAGATGTGAACGGAAAAAAACGGGACGCACCGGCCGCGCCACGAGGGCTGTCTCCAGTGCCTGAACAAATGCCTGGTGATAGCGTCGGGCCTGGCGGCGGTTCATCGCCCCCACCCGATCAAGCAAGGCAAGATGTACAGCCCAGTATTGACGGCGACGATACGTTACACTGAATACAGCAAACCCTTTCCAGGGCGTGAACAGCGCAATTAACGTAAAACACGGGCAATACAGCGCCAGACAGAACATCACAAACAAAGCGTACTCCACCCCTCTGTCCTTTTTTGCAGAAAATGAACGGCAGCAGCGTACCCCCTTAACGACGAGAATAAATCACGTAAATGACTATCCGTAACGGCAAATTTATCAGGCAGCACTCAAAAGAGGATGGATCATTACCCGCTCATGCTTGCCTTCCGGCAAATCCCCGGGGCGAGGCACACGCTCTCCCCGCTGAGCCGCTTTAGCCAGCGTTCGTAGCAACAGAACACCTGCAGCCTCCAGCGCACTCTCCCTCGATGCCGCTGACACTGAAAGATTGTCAAAATCGGGTAGGTGAACACGAAAACCACAACAGCCATCTGATCCTTCATTAACGGATTCAATACAGGCAGGATAAGGGACAAAATAGGGAGCAATCTTTTGTGTTTGTCTTCGGCGAGCGTCAAGTTTACTGACAAGCTGGTATGCTCTGAGATGGGTATAACGTTTGAGCATATTCAGGGAACGGTGGCCGGAAATAGCCGCCACTTCCATAACGTTGAGTGTTCCCAGTTCAAACAGTCGGCTAATTGCTTCATGACGCAGATCGTGAAAATGGAGATCGACGATATTCAGGCGCTGCAGAGCCACCCTCCAGGCGCTTTTAAAACCAGATGATGAATAGTGAAAAACATTACCGCTAAGTGCGACCGTCATTCCCTGTAGCAAATGACGCGCTTTGCGGGATAAGGGAACATCTCGCGAACTGCCGTTTTTTGTCATTGGCAAATGGGCAACGCCATGCTGCAGGTCGATATGTTCCCATCGAAGTGACAAGATCTCTCCTTGTCTCATTGCTGTTTCAATGGCGAGGTGAAATATGGCGTGAAGCGCTGGATTCTGTTCCTGGAAGTAGCGGGATAAGCGCCGTTCCTCTTGTGATGTTAAACGTCGATCTCGTCCTCCTGATATTTTTGGCTTACGAACCATTTCAACGGGGTTAGTTCTGCATGTTCCCCACTCTACGCTGGCCAGATTATACAGTGATGACAGTAAAGCGAGTTCGAGCCGGACTGTGTTTCCTGAAATACACCGGCCGGTACGCGTATTCACCTGAGACAACCGATCATCGCGGTAAGACGCAATATCCACTGTCGTGATTTCATCCATCATCTTCTCTGCCAAAGGATGTCGCTGAATGACCCTAACACGATAGAATTCCTGCTGATGCCCCCGTTTATGCACAGACACAGTGGCGTAGTATTTATCAAGGGCTTTCGACAGAGACATTTTTTTTATGCGTTGTGGGCGAGACAT